ATACTTCGGCATTCTTGAAGTTGTTGTTTTTATTAAGTACCGCAAGAAGAACGTGCTCAGTACCCACCTCCTGGTTCTTCATCTTTTCTGCCTCTTCCTTTGCACAGTTCAAGAGTCTTATTATCTCGTCACCCATTATTATATCATTCCCTTTTAGCTGTGGCCTCATATGCGCTTCTATGGCTGATACATAGACTTTCCTCAGTTCCTCGATGTTGTTTGACATAAGACAGTTGTCGAGGATAAGGTTTGCGTGACAGTTTCTTACGTCTAGCATTGAGAGTATGAGGTATTCCGGCGTTACCACGTCAGTTGGGAATTCGTTAACGAGTGTGTCGGTCATATATGACATCACCTCGTTCATTTCTAATGTGTAGATGTTTTCCTTGTTTTTGCTCATAATTTTTTTGTTTTGTGTATAAAATATAACGAAAAGATAAGTAGAATCAATACTTTTTTCATAAAAAACATATTTATTGTTAAAATAATGAATTTAAATTATACACATAATATGAAAAGAAGAGTTAGATTGACAGAAGGAGACCTTCACAGAATAGTGAAAGAGTCTATAAGGAAAGTAATATCAGAAATGGATGGAAACCCTATGGGTGACCCTGTTGGCAACCCTACTGTAGGACAAGCTCAAGAACCTATGTATAAGGAAGGTGATATTGTATATTGGATGTATTGTTACAGCGGCGTATTCCCTAACTTCTACAAGGTAGTTAAGGTCGGTCCTAAGTCTATCTGGGTTTCAAGTATGGAGTCTAAGCATAGTAACGTCACTATGGGATACGGAAGTTATGACGCTATTCCAGATGAGAACCGTGTTTCAAGTAAAGTAAGGAGAATTGCATTAAGGCCTAACGGTGTGGCTTATGTGAACTATTACGGTCATAAGCAGGCGTTGAATGTCTGGGGAGGAAATCCAATAAATTGTATGTCAGACTAAAGAATATTATTATTCAACAAAATATATGAGTGAATCAGCCTAGATTCACTCATTTTTTTTTATCTAAAAATTTGGTTTTTTAAGATTTTTTATATATCTTTGCAAAAAATAGTTAAATGCTATGAGTAAGATTTTTAATGTGTATTCAAACGATGTTGACAGGACTTGGTATCAGTCCTCCAATATCAAATTCAGTGAGTGCATTGACCATGACAATGAGTTGAAGACTCTGGTGGTGGTATTCAACAACGGCACTCAGTACAGGTATGAAAAGGTAGATGTCCGTGACTATCTGCTTTTTAGGGACGCTGAATCACAGGGTAAGGCATTGAACCAGTACATCAAGCCGAAGGGCTATGCCTACGAGAAACTGGAGAATGCAGACCTTGCGACTCTTGACGGCGAACTCACCTTCAGAATGGAGGGTGGCGTGTTCGTTGACTACGACGGTAATGTCCTCAAGATGAGGAATAACAAGGACGAGGTAATCCTCGACAAGGAGACCAAGCTGGACAGGGAGGCATTGAACGCTGTATGCGCTGCACTTGTGGCAGTTGGTAAAGATGTTAAACTAACAACTACAGAGGAATTTGACAATGGAGAAAGAGGAGAGAATTAAACTATACCTCAGAGCAATTAGAAACTGGGGTGAAGAGGCACAGACCGATATGGTCAACGAAGAGTGTGGCGAACTGATTACAGCAATAGCACAATTCAAGAGAGGGAGAACAAGTCATCATGACGTAATGACAGAACTGGCAGACGTTTCAATAATGGTTGAACAACTTGCAACCATCATGAGTTATTCAGACTTTGAACAGGAGAAAGACAGAAAACTGGAAAGACTTAGGGAACGCCTTGACAAGTACGAGGCTAAGTTGGTTACCTCCCAAAAGGAAATAATGTCTCAAGCTAAAGGTGAAGATGGGAATAATACTTAGTTCATTTCCTGGGTGCGGTAAAACATATATTATGAACACCTACGGTGATAAGGCAGATATGCTTGATGCGACCACTCTGATGGTGGAAGGACAGGAAGGCGAATATGACTACACCAAGTGGGTTAACAATATAATGGACGTTGTAGGTGACTACGACATAGTGTTCATACCAGTGGCTGAGAAGCTGCTTGATGCCATTAACAAGAGAAAGATAGACTATGACGTTTTCTATCCGTCTAAGGAGAGAAGGGGTGAGTTCCTGGAGAACATGGTTAGGAAAAGAGCCTTCAGAAATGACATCATGATGCTTGATAGAGATTTTGACAAAATGGTTGACAGGATAGATAATATCGAGGCAGAGAACTGCTACAAGCACAAGATGAATGAGCAGGGTCACTTCATAGGTAATGACAATGCCATTATGCAATATATCAATAATATAAAGCAAAATCCTGTGAGAAATGAGAAGGAACACGACAAAGGAGTGGAAGAATCTGCACGAGGCGAGGAAGCTGATGAGAGGAATTAAGAGGGAACTTGTGGAACTCGATAAAATGATGGCGATTGCCTGGAAAGAGGTGTGCCAGCCAGCAAACGTATAGAGAAATGACAAAGACAGACGAAGTTTATATATCCCTGCTTAGGGATATAATGGAAAACGGTGTGGAGAAGGATACCAGAGCCGGAAGGGTGAAATCAGTGTTTGGAAGACAGCTTGAGTTCGACCTCAAGGAGGGGTTTCCTCTCCTTACAACCAAGAAGGTATTCACGAAGGGTATCATACACGAGCTGCTGTGGTTCTTACAGAGACCGTATAACTCTCACGGCAGTATGAATATCGAGTATCTAGTGAGAAACGGTGTACACATCTGGGATGATGATGCATACAGGTGGTTTAAAAGTGAAATATCGAATAAACAGAATGATATAAAGGATATTCTTGTATGTGTCTCGGATGATGAGAAAAATCCGCATCGAAAGCCTACTTATGAGTACTGGATTGAGAGAGATTCTAGGGTGAAAGACCCAGATTGGCTTAAGAATATAACTAAGGAGGAGTTCTTGAAATTGGTACTTCAGAAAGTTGAAATAAAATTTGGTTGGGCTTATTCATATAGATTTGGTGATTTGGGACCTGTTTACGGTAAACAATGGAGGAGTTTTGGAGAGAGCGGTGTTGACCAGATACAGAGGATAATAGACACCCTCAAGACAAATCCTAACGACAGGAGGATGTTATGCGTTGCATTTAACCCAGACCAGTTGGGTAATATGGCGTTACCACCTTGTCACGTTATGTTCCAGTTCTATACAAGGGAATTGAGTAGAGAAGAAAGGTTGAATTGGCTTAGCAACGCAACTAGCGGTGATTCCGACGAAGATTGGTTTGATACTAGTGACGAAAAGATGGATAGACTTGGTGTTCCTAAGTATGGATTATCTTGTATGTATACTATGAGGTCAAATGATATATTTTTGGGGTGTCCATTTAATATAGCATCGTATGCTTTACTTACAAATATGATAGCAAAGTTGGTTAATATGATACCAGATGAATTAATTGCATCTTTGGGTGATAGTCATATATATAAAGCTCATATCGATGCTGTTAATGAACAGTTATCTAGAAGTGGTTCTGATGTTTTACCAAAATTAATAATACATAATAATCAAAAAACAATTGAAGATTTTAAATATAGTGATTTTGAAATAATTGATTATAATCCGAATCCACCAATTAAAGCGCCATTATTGGTTGGATAATTTTCTTTTCATATGGGTTACTTTTCAATTATAATAACTATTTATATTAAAAGGTAATTCATATGAAAGGATATATTTATAAAATCGTAAATAAAACAAACGGAAAATTTTACATAGGTTCAACTATAGAGCCGCAAAAAAGAGAAAAAAGGCATTTTAATGATTTAATAAATAAAAAGCATCATTGTATATTCCTACAAAGGGCTTTTAATAAGTATGGCGCTAATAATTTTGAATTTTTGCCAAAAGAAGTGTCTGTTTTAAATGAGGATGAGCTTAGGCTTCTAGAAGAACGATATATAAAATTTTGCTGGAATAGTGGTAAATTATATAACGTTTCAAAGAAAGGAAGTGGTGGGGATTTAATCAGTTATCACCCAAACAATGGTGATTTTAGAAAATTACAAAGCAAGTTAATTAGTGAAAGATATGCAAATATGTCGTCAGAAGAAAAAAATAAACTATCGGAAAAAATGAAAGGAAGTGGTAATCCAAATTATAACAACCATTGGACACGTGAAATGAGGGAAAGAGCATCTGCTTTTTTCAAAGAATTCTATTCTAAACACGATAGTTATCAGAAGGGAAAAACTTTCGAAGAATTGTTTGGGGAAGAACGAGCAAAAGAGTTAAAACATAAAATGTCTGAAAGAGGAAAGAAGTTAACTGGTGAAAAAAATGGTTTTTATGGTAAGCACCATACTGCTGAGGCAAAAGAAAAAATGAGGAGTTTCAGACTAGGTAAAAAACCATCAAACGCAAAAAAAGTTTACTATAATGGTGAATTGTATGAGTCAGCAAATGATTGCGGTAAAAAATTGGGTATACCTATGGGTACTATAGCTTATAGATGTAGGAAAGAACTTTATGGTTTTAAATATATAGAAGATAATGCGAATAAAAACTAATAATAGAAGACCTTGAGAAGATTGTAGATTTCTCTATAGACTATAAAAATGGGTGATAGAACGAGGCTATCACCCTTTTCTGTTCAGTTTACCTAATGCTCTTTTAAGTTCATTGAAGGCTAAGAATATGTCATTTTGCATAAACGCTTCATCACTATTAGCTATCTCATCCATTCTTTTGCCCATATCATCATATATGACGGTTCTGTTTAGCTTTCCTAGGAATCTATTTTTGGTGTAGAGCCACCCT